TTCACTATCAATACCTCTATCTTCAATTAATTGTTTTGTTAATGCACTTTCACTCTCAAAGTAAATAACACCTGCGTCAGGATTGTTATCTAGAAAAGATTTACACATACCTAGTACAAAGAAAGTTTTACCTGTTGCACTTTCACCTGCCAATGCTGTAATTTTATTAGATGGTATGCCACCGTGAATACTACCAGATAATAGAGCATTAAAATGATATGAACCTGTATCAATAAAGGTATCTACATCACCTGCTTCAACACCTTCACTTACAAGTGAGGCATATTCGTTTCCTGTTTCTTTAATTATCTGTTTTAGAAAGTCCGGCATTATCATTCTCCTTTTTTGTTTTTTGTATCATGTATTGTAATTTTTCATATATCAATCCAACAGTTGTACATTCTTCAGGACGTATAGCACCTCTTTGTAAAGACGCTGCGATTATCTTTAACATTGTATTATAATCTGCAACCGTAAGATTTTGTTTATTCATTTGTTCTAAAAGTTCTTTCATTATATCAGGTCTCCTATAGTTTGTCAAGGACTTTCTCATATATAGAATCCGCTATTGCTTTCATCATTAACGGTGGTACCATTCTACCTATTCGTTCTGCCCTCTGATTCCATTTGCCAGTTAATTTAAAATCATCTGGTAAAGACATTATTCTTTTTAATTCACCCAAAGTAAGTTTTCGTGGTTCGTTCCAATGAAACGCCCCAGCATTTGTTTGCCCATTACCCATTGCAGTTAGTGTAGGTGCTGGTGCAAATTGTGATACTCGTTTTAAATTGAAGTGATGACCCTTTGGATGATAATCACCACCAGTTAATACTTTATCTGGATCTTTAGGCATTTTACTACCTGTGTCTTTCCAGTATGCAGTATTCACAAATTTTTCTGTAAGTTCTTTTATTTCTTCAGGATCATATTCTAATCCTTGTAATGCTTCTTTCAAAGGTATAATCTTATCACTTGGCTCTGGAAATACATTTTGTATCGTCATAAAATTTAATCCAACCTTTTCTGTAATATCGTTTCTTATACCAATAAAGATAACTCTTGTTCTAGTTTGAGATACACCATAGTTTTTACTGTTCATTACTTGCGAACAAACATCATAACCTATTTTTTCAAATTCATTTAATATTTTATTATAATATTCTTTTGCTTCACCTATTGTTAAACCAGCAACATTTTCTGCAACAATAACTTTTGGTTTTATCTCATTTGCCACTCGTAGAAACTCAAAGAATAAGTCTTCAATATTTTCTACCATCATACCATCTGAATATGATTTAGTTTTACCCCAACCATCAGAATGTTTACCACCAGATGAATGAGATAATTTACCTGCCACACTAAATGCACTACACGGTGGCGAACCATCTAGTATATCTATATCAGTTGTGCCAGCAATATCTAAAAAATCTTTACCAGATAATTTTTTTATATCACCTGGTAATATTGGTGTGTCTGGATAATTTTCTTTATATGTATTTTGTGCTTCTTCAACAAACTCATTAATACAAAGTATCTTGCCACCGGCAAGTCTATAACCAGTAGATGAACCACCACCACCAGCAAATGTAGAGATAACGTTAAATCTTTCTCTTTTGCTAGATTCCACAACGTCTTTTAAATTATATATCATGCAAAAAAATCCTCAATCGTATTGCTATCAGAAGCGTCTATCTTCCAGTTAATAGCGTCAAGTATAAATCGTAAAGGTTCCATAAATGATTTTGTAAACTGTTGTTCGTAATCTATGAGACCGTGCATTTCAAATTCTTTAGGTAGTTTTGCCATAAAGGTTATAACATTAGCATTCCAAACATTCTTTCGTAAATGCACAAACTTACCTTTATCACCCTCATAGAATTGTTGAAACTTATGTGATATCTTTTTTGTTTTCAATAAATGATTATATAACAATGCACCTTTAACATGCATAGGTGTGCCTTTCTTGTAGATAGATGTGGTATCACCATATTTGTTTACACCATTAACACTACGAGGAAAAGCAATATCCTCTGGTGGTAACAATTCAAAATCTCTACGAAAGTTTACAATAAACTCTTTCATTTCTTTTTGGTCACCACCCATGATAACTTTAAAACTTTCTTTTAGTTTATCTCTACAAGGTAAAGGTGTTGATGTTTTTACAGCCTCAATACCCATGATCTTTAATTTAGGTTCTGGATATTGTACACCTTCTGAATTATATACATTTAAAATATATCTTTTCTTTGCTGTCCAAATACCTTTGTCAGCAATTGCCTCTCGTTTCATAACCATTTTATTTTGATAAACATTCATATAGTTACCTAATTCGTCATAACACTTTGTAATATATGGTTCTAATCTTTCACTACAAAATTTATCTAATGCTTTTACAATTTTATTTTTATCAGTTGCACCTGTCATTTTTACAAGAGGTGCCATATTAATATAAACGGAATCTGTATCTGAAGCAATAATATAATCGTCTTTTGTTTTATATAACTTGTTAAAATATTCATTTAGTTTTTGGTCTATCCAACGTATATTCAATTGACCAGATGTGGTTATGGCTTCTGCCATTCTATGGTCATAGTATCTAAAGTATTTGTTACCAATAGCCCCGTAAGCACTATTTAGCGAAATCTTTTTGGAATGCTGAACTAGGTAATATCTTCTGGCAAGTTTTTCATACTTTGGATCTTTTGTGTTAGCATATTGTTGTTCTGCCTCAAGCATTTTCTTTTTATAAATTGTTCTATCATTATATTCTTTTTGTATGATACGAGGTAAGAAACCTTGTTTACCTGTTCTATACATTGTACCGTTGGCAGCCATACAATTGCCATCAGACATATCAACCTTTTTATCTAATAAGTCAACAATGTCTACATTCTTTTTATCAGGTAATATTGTTTCAGGTGAAATATTATATTGCATAATTAAATGCGGATATAGTGAGTTCAAATCAAAAGATACAACCCAATCATGAAAACCTACTTTAGGATCTTTAACATATGCACCAACAAGTTCTGGTGATGTAGGATTCATATCACGCATTGGCACAATGATATTATCTTTTAATAATTCATTAAATATAATTGTATCCCACATTCTAACTTGTGAAAATACATCTTCATAATTTGCTTTGGCATTATATGCCATGGTTAATGCAAGTTCAATAAGTTGTAATCTATCTTCTAGTTTATCAACAAGTTCAACGTCTTGTATATTATAATCTATGAATGATTGTATGTCTTGTTGATACCATTCTTTAAAAGTATCATATGGGTTATCATCTTTTTGTTCACCAAGTTCTACTTTACCAATATGGTCTAGTCTATAACTTTCTTGGTTTTTGATTGTAAATTTACGATATAGTTGTAGGTAATCGAGTTGAGCAATACCCAACAATCTAAAATAAGTTTGGGTTTTACCCATTTCATATGTTTGGTCTTCTTGTATAATATTCCAAGGTGACATGCGTTTCATTGCACCCTCACCTAATATTTTACCTATACGTCTAATAAGATATGGCACATCAAAATATTTACTATTCCAACCTGTAATAACGTCTGGTGAATACAATTGCCAAAATTTAAGAAACTGTTTAAGTAAGTCTTTTTCATTTTCACATTTTACATAATGAACATTATCTTGTTTAACTGTATAATCTGCCATACCCCAAACAAGTATTTGTTTTTTGACTTGGTCTTTTACGGTAATACAAATCATTTTTTCTGAACAATCTGCAACGTTAGGAAAACCATATTCACTTTCAACCTCAATATCAATTGTGTAAATACGAAGTTTATCTTTATCGTATTCTACATCACCTGGCCAATAATCTGCCATGTATTGATATTGAAATCTATCTGTGCCGTGAATAAAGTTTGGATGATTTTCGTATCTTTTGATTGCTTGTCTAGCGTCTTTAATTGATTTATATGATACTGAATCTAAACCAACACCTGTCAATGACTTGTATCGACCTTTACCTTTTGTAGGTACATAAAGGCGAGGAACATATGGTACACGATCCTCACATCTTTTACCATTGTCAAAATATCTAACAAGTAATTCGTCACCATAAGGCGACACATTGGTGTAAAAATTCATAATATAATTATATCAGGTTTTGACTTAAAAGTCAAGGTTAAAAATATTTGTCTAATACTTCAAGTTGGTCATGGTATTGTGCAATGATATTTAATTCTTTTTCTATTGTTTCTAAAATATCACCATGTTCACCAATACCTACAGATTGTTTTAAATAAATTTCAACATTCATTTTATGTTTTTCAATATGCCCAATGGCATGTTGTCTAACTGCTTGAATTATCTGTTCTCTGGTCTCCATCTTCGTTTCCTTTCTTACCAATATTATATTTTGGTTCTAGTGTCCATTCATGTTTTTCTTTGAATGGTAAAACTTTAATTTGAGATAGTGGTGCTTTATTTTCTACACTACTAACCAATTCTACCAAACCCCAATCACTCAACAATTGTGCGATTGTATTTCGTCTTTCAATATCGTTTACAAAAATATTTGCTGTCTTACCATCTAAAGCAAACAGTTCTTTAAAGTGTACAATAAAGTATCTGCCTTGTTTATGTAGTATATGACACGATTGATAAATCTTTCGTTCTTTTCTACTGGCGACACCTATTCTTGTAAGTGTCTCTCTAATTTTTAGGAAATCATCTGGCTCTTTTATCTTTATCTCGAGCATACTGTCTGGTTTCCATTCTATAATCTCACTCATTTTTTTCCACCTTTATATAATCTCTCTTTTATATAATCAATCTTTTCTTTTGTCAGTATAGATAAAGCTTCTTGTGCCCTCTTATTTGAGTAACCAAAATGTTGTTTTATAACATCAAGGTCTTTCATTTTTGAAGACTTTAACCATTTACTAAATCTTTTTCTAGACTTTATACTATTTAGAAAAAATGAGAATTGCATATGTTTTGACGCATGGTGCAATCTATTCATTTCATTAGCATACATGATGGTATCTGAAAAGTAAGATAAGCCTTTATTAATTATAAAAGGTGGATATTTTTTTTCCCAATCTCTATCGTCTGTATCAAGTAGTTTTTCTTTACTATAATTTATAGCCGTGAGATACTTTGTCAGGCTGTAATCACTCATTTGAATTTACATTCAGACATGATTTCAGTAAGACACGCAACCATATTAAGTTCTGGATCTGCAACAAAAGCATTCTTGTATTGATATTCTGCCAGAAGAATAACCATTGGCGGAATACTTTGTGATTGTAATGCTGTATAAAAATTTTGATATAGTTCTTTGTACAAACCTGCAGGGTCTTGGTCAATATGATCTACAACCCATTTTCTCATATCGCCAAAGTGTCTAGTCTTCAACGCTTTGTTTAAAGACTTGATATTTGCTTCAGCAATATTAACAAGTATACCTGTATCTATTTTACCTGATACAGAATATCTTTGTAATTCATTGATGGTTCTTCTAAAGTCTGGATAAAACTTAATAATAAGTTCTGCCAATACCTTTGGATCAAACTCAATGTTTTCTTGTTCTAGTATTGCGGATAATCGTTTATGAAATAAACCTGCTAGTTGTTCTTTATCTTTATTTTGTATTGTAAAATTAATTACCGTACATCTGGAATGAATTGCAGGTATAATTTTGTTTTTGTAATTACATGTAAATATAAATCTACAATTATTACTAAACGTTTCGATAAAGTTTCTTAATGCAGGTTGTACACTTTCAGCATTCATGTAATCTGCTTCATCAACAATAACTACTTTAGGTTTATCACTCTCATGTAAAGATACAGTTGAAGCAAAGTTCTTAATTTGGTTTCTTACAACATCAATAGATCGACCTTCGTCAGAACCATTGATCATCATAACATCACAACCAAGTTCGTGACATAATGCTTTTGCTACGGTAGTTTTACCAGTACCTGCTGTGCCAGATAATAATAGATTTGGTATCTCACCTTGTTTGAGAATAGATTTAAAAGTTTTCTTTATCTCAACAGGTAATATACATTCGTCAATTGTAGAGGGTCTATAAGCCTCTACCCATAATAAGTTTTCCATTATTACCCCTCATACTTTGAAGTATTTTCTAGGGCAATCCAATATTGTACTGTTTTGTTTTTGTGTCTAAAATTAGAAATAAGTTTAGATGATATGTAAACATTATAATCGCCAGGCAACATTTTAAAGTGTTCAGTTTTAAAATGAAACTCAAACTTTTTGTTTGTGTCACAAACACCAACCTTTACATCATAGGTATTTGCTGTATCATTCTTCTTATCAATTGCTGACATCATTATATCACCATTGACAGATTTAACTGATATGTCTGGTAATTGTAACATAGACGCAGCTTTCTTAATGTTTGTTAAGTCAGTTTGTGTCAATGTAAACTCTACCTCAGTTGCAGGCATTTTAACATCTTTTTGCGGAGTTGTAAGTATGGATTCATCCGCAAAATAATATCTTGATTTTGTAGATGTGCCTTCTTCATTTATAGTCATAAACTTTTCATCAAAAGTAAATGTTGGTTTATTAAATAAAGATAACATACCTAAAAATTCAGATAGGTCGTATATGGCAATGTCTTGTGGAAATTCTTCTTCAACACCAGCAGTTGCCAATATGTTTTTCATAGTTGAGATAGTTTTAATTTCTTTTCCTGGGGTAATCTTTAAGTTAGGATTAATTTCAGAAAAGTTTTTTAATATCTCTTTTGTATTATCACTTAATTTCATTATATAGTTTCTCCTTAATCATTAGGGTTATTTAATTTTTCAGACATTACTGAACGTAATGGCGGTTCTTCACCAGACTTTGTATTAGTGAATTTACCTATATCATATTGTAGTAAATCCTCTTGTAAAGTATCTATTAAAGATTTATCGTTTTTGTAATGATCCTGGGACAATTGTATGATTGCATAATGAATAACTTTCATAAGGTCTTTCTTATTCTTGCCATTCTTCTTACCATACCTTTGAGCATATTTTAAAATATTGCCCATACAGAAACCTTCACCGTGTCCTTGGTCAATGATGATTTCAGTAGCTTGTTTTTGAGTTTTTGCGTAATGAGACGAATAGGTTTCGTCTATGTATTCTTTTACGTCTTTTAATATTCTGTCTTCTTTAAATTTATACATACATTCATTATATCAGGTTTCAATTCAAAAGTCAAGGGCGGAGATATTCTCACCGCCCCTATCTATTTTAGCTAATATCAATTGTTCTTGGTTTTTTAGCCTCTGGGACTATTTTTTCCAATGCGATTGATAACATACCATCTTTCATTTCAGCACCTCTTACCTCAACATCATCAGCAGTTGTAAATGATCTAGTAAAATGTCTTTTGGCAATGCCTCTATGAATTGTATCTTTGTCTTCTTCATCTTTATGAGTTGACTTGATTGTGATAGTATTGTCAGCGTATTTCACCTCAATATCTTTTTTATTATAACCAGCAAGTGCCATTTCAATTGTCCAATTGAGATCGTCTTTGCCTTTCACGATATTGTATGGTGGAAAAGTTGTTGACCTATTATCAACGTAATGGTCAAACTGATTGAACAAATCATCAAACCCTATTGTAAAGGGTCTTAAATCGTTCCAAATAGATAAGTTTCTTGTATTCATAGTTTCCTCCTTGTTAGCAAGTTAACTTATATGATACCCATAATGGCGTATCATAATTATTTATATAGTTATTAACTATAAAAATTCAAGTGGTAGTTTTTTCTAGGATTCAATATCCAGAGGAAAACTACCAAACCTTAAAATGTGTTGTCTTATACGAGAGGCAACACTAATGAGGTCTTACGGACTGCCTCATTACTATTTATGCTTATGCATAAACTGATGGTTCTAAAGCGGCAAAGCCAGCAGCGATTAACGCTTTAGACGGAGTACCTATTCTGTAATAAGTACCAGATTTGTTTTTGTTGATATAGACACAATGTCCTTCCTCACGGATTTTATCAACAACCGCTCTAGGTTTAGAGAGGTTATACTTGTTCTGTGCTTCAGACCAAGTTACACTTTCACCTCTTAACATAGCGTTAAGAAATTTAGTGCTGTTTGCAAGTTTACGTCTACCCATAGTAAAGGTTCCTTTCTTTGGTTAATCAAGTCGCTCTTGTAAGCGTCTTAATTTGTTTAAACGTTTAAGACCTTCTTTGGCCTTACGTTGTCTCTTTAACGTTGGCTTTTCATAGAATTGCCTACGTTTTAATTCTTTCAATAAACCATCTTTCATAACTTTCTTTTTAAGTTGTCTCATGGCTTTCTCTACATTATTGTTTCTAACTTTTACTTCCAATACCATTTTACTTCACCTCCCTTACTGTTAGAAGGATTGAATATGTCACCTCGTATGTTGAAGGTGGGCATTTCTGCCCACCCACGAGGTCTACATTATGAACGATAGGTTTAAGCAAGGTTGTCCTCACTTTCCTCACTATCATTGGAAGGTCCTTGATTTAGTTCTTCTATACTTACGCCGGAATCGACTTTAGTATATAAATCAAGGAAACTGTTTTTGGTATCGTCATCAAATCTATTGATACATACCTCAACCGCTTTAAGTTTGTTCTTAAAGATTGCATAAGCATTTACTATATGAACCAATCTTCTGGTTGCAATGATTTCGTCAATACCACCATCGAAGAATGTTTTTCTAATAACCTCAGCCCACTTAACTAAATTAGATGTAAACTGATTGTCTTTAAGACCGTAATGTGACATAACGTTATCTAAAATCTTTGTTTCGATTTTAGCAGAAGGATATGCCTGCTCAAAGGTAACAGGAAATCTCTCAAGGAATGCTTCGTTGAGAATATTAGTACCAATGAACCTACCGTCATCAGAACCTTTACCTTTAGTATTTGCGGTTGCAAAAATTTGAAACCCGTCTTTAGGTTCAACAAATTGACCTATCTTTTTAAGAAAGATACCATTACCTTCTAACACAGGTTGTAAACACATAATCTTGTTAGAGGCAAGGTCAATTTCGTCTAGTAATAATACGGCACCTTTTTTCATTGCGTTAACAACAGGACCGTCATGCCAGACAGTTTCACCATCTTGTAATCTGAAACCACCAAGTAAATCGTCTTCGTCAGTTTCGATTGTAATATTAACCCTAATCATTTCTCTTTTAAGTTCGGCACATGATTGTTGCACCCCAAGAGTTTTACCATTACCAGATAGACCAGTAATAAATGTAGGATAAAAAATACCAGACTTAACAATATTTTTTAAGTCTTTGTAATTACCAAAAGGTACAAAGGTGTCTTCTTTATTAGGCACCAAGTTTTCAGTAGCACTTTCAGTAGTTTGTATTTGTTTAGAGATTTTTTGTTTAACCTCTGGAATACTAACTTGTTTAGCATTCTTTGAAGGATTTACAAGACCGTTAACAGGTATCTTATAAACACCTCTAGATAATCTAAACTGAGGATCTTTAATCAACCACGCAGGTGACGATTTCATACCTAGTTTAGCGTTAACTTGCTTGATTTGTGCTTTCTCTAATGTATCAGTAGAAAACATCTCATAAGCTTTGTTAACATACTCTAATTGTTTTTCATTTAGTTTCATAATTATTAGACCTTTCTTTAATTATATAGCTATGCTATC